CTTACATCATATTGACGAATACCAAATTTAATTGTATTTTCAATATCTTGAAGTGAAAAGTCTGGTAATTTTTTAATATATAAAGGACTTTTTGAAAGAATTGCGGCAGCTTCATTTACTCGCTCCCATTCACCTTCAGTATATGTATTCTCAAGAATATGGTCTTCATTTACACCAGATAAGAAAGCAATCATCATTGTTTGAATTTCATCTTCCTCTTGCTCTGTTGTAATAAACTGAGTGGGTTCACGAGTTCCATTATCTTCCCATTGTTTAGTTTCAATATTATAAATTTTATTACAAGCAATAGAACAAGCATCTGCAATCATAGAACGCGTTTTTCCGACGCCAGTAGCGGCCGACCGCAAATAAAACTTTTTCAATCTTGCTCCTCGATGAACTGCGTTAACTAATCTCCCATAAAGAGGATAACCAATTTCAGGATTTGTTTTTAATCTTTCAAGAAGTGCTAATGCTCCATCTCCAGCTTGAATAACTCCATCTTCTGAGTTATCAACATATTTTGATTTTATTTCATCAATTTTATCATTAATAGTGTTTGCAATTTCATTAATTGGAGTATTATCAAACCATGACTCTTGTGCCTCTTTCTTTTTTGCATCTAATACATTATCAGGATCATATAACCATGATAAATCCATACCAACACTTTTATTATACATTCTTAAAAGTGTCATCTTTTTCATACGATTATAATAATAATCAAATGCCGCAAGTTGGCACATTTCTTTTATATTTTCTAAATATTCAGAACCTTTATTTACTTTATATATAGCATATTTTTTTGGTCTTTGCTCTAAATATTTTTCTATATCTTCAATAGAAATTTGTTTTGCTCCAAGCTGATGCAGATTATAAATAGAACCAAATAAAATTCTATGAAATTCTTGCGGGAAGTCTTGCTCATTAAATTTATATTTATCTTCTAAGTCCAAAAGAGAAGGATTAATAAAAACATCTCCAATTACTTGCATATTTGCAGATACATCAACATATTTTGAACTCATTCATTATCCTCCTCTTCTAACCACATATGCGGTGGCCGCACATATACTCGTGGAGATTCAATACTTATTATTTTTTCTTTTGGTAATATAAAATTTGAAATATTTTTTTCTTTATTAACTAATTGTGCTTGATATAAAGCATAATAATAATTTAATGCTTGCTTATATATATATGGAATAATACCTATACTTCCATTACTTTTGTCTAAAGAATTACCTTCTTTTTCATAATACCATTTAAGGGTTTTTAACATTCCACTGTATGTATAATTATTTTCTTTTACATATCTTTCAGCAAGCTTTTTAGTTAATATATAATTATAATCTTCTCCAAATAAATTTTTTACATAATCATAAAAAGCTTCAATATCTCTTTCCTCTTGAGACATATTAGCTACATGATTTTCCCAACATTTTACATGAGCATATCTACGAGCGGAGACTTGTTTTGTTGGTTCAATATCTCTATCAAATTGTTCACCGCAATATAAACATTTTACATAATGATGAGCCATAACAATCTCCTTTAAAAATTTTTTCTATTTATATTATAACAAAAAAAAGAAAACTTGTCAAAGAAAAAAATCTTTGACAAGTTTCTTAAAAAAATATATAATCATTCTGATGGAGTCTCTTTGGAAAGTAAGAGGAGATCATCATAAATCAAAGACAACGCCTCAACCTGTTCTCTTGAACATTGGCTCATCTTTTGACCTTTACCTAAGTATCTATCAGTAATCTGAATGATACGAGGTTGATAGAATTCTCTAAAGACTTCTTCAGAATTATTATTAATCATATTATTAATTAAATCATTGCAATTTTTAAATAATTCATCAAAATTAAGGTCTTTCGTTGTATCTGTATAAAGATTGTTCTTTTTATCTGTAAAATATTCTTGTCCATCTTCTTGAGCCTGTTTATCAATTGCATCAGAAATTGCTTTAACAAGATTATCATAAGAAAAATCAATATAATCTGGTGTATATTTAAATCTAGAACCAGCTTCATATCTTGGAGTCCCACGCATAAAAAGTTTGGTTATATTATTGCCATCTTTATCTGTAACAATTCTGGAATATCCAATAATATCTGCCATTCTAGCAACAATATTATTTGCTCTTTTATCAAGAGTTGGAACAATCTTATTATATTCTGCACCAGCTTCATCTTTAAAAACTTTATCTGTTGCATGAGAAATAAGAATAAGACCGTAATCCATCATAACAATAGATCTAAGACATTCATCAAATTCTTTCGATACAAGCCCGTATCCCTTGCCAAAAGGAATATCACTGATACTATCAACACCATATCCGCCATCTGAACGGAGAGCATTATCACAAATATATTTAGTGCAATAGTCATAAGCAATATCACAAGTATCAATAGTAATAGTATAAAATTTTTCTTTTGCTTTTGGATCTTTTAGCTGGCGGAGAACTTTTCTAAATTCTGCCCAGTTATTAATAGGCTGTGCCATTACGCCAGGAATAGCATTATAACCTTTTTCAAAAGCTAAAAGAAGATTATTTTCAAATTTTGATGCTGTTGTTGTCTTACCAGACTTAGGTTCTCCGTAGAAGAAAATCGAGTATCCGCGGAGATTTCTACTCACTTGATGCGGCTAAATGTTAAAAATATTAATATCTGCCATAGTTATAATATCCTTTCTTTATATAAAGGGAGAAGTATTTTCTCCCTTTATTAAAATTTAAATTCACCGCTAGGAATTGAACTCTGAACAGTCTTTGTTGTTGCGGTAGCGTCAAAATTTACTCCATTGGTTGCTTTTGCGGAAGCCTGACGCTCATTAAATCTTTTTTCAATTTCCGCAAGCTTTACCTGACGGTCCTGAATCATCTTATTTACATCTGCCGCAGTAAGAGTCTCTTCATCGCCAAAATCATAAGGCACTTTTGCAGTACCAGTAATTACATATTCACGACTCTTCTTTTCATAAGTCTGAACAGCAGCTTCTCCAAATGCAGACTCCTCTTTTCTTTCCGTTTTAATTGTCATACAATTAATACGTCCCCAAACCTTTGTAAAAATAGGATTGGAAGGAGATGCATCTAGTCCCTCAAAATAATTCATTCCCATTTCATTACGAACTACGAAAGATACAGGAAGATAAACTGGACCAAAACCAAAAATTGCTCCACTAACAGTTGTGAAATCTTCTGCAATATTCTTTTCAGGATCCGCATCAACATGAGTTACTTTTGTAATCAGCATGTCAGCTGAGAAAGTATTTCTCTCTGCTTCTGGTCCAAGTTCAGCCACAATAGAACAAAAACCATTTTCATTTCTTGGCGCTGCCACTTTAGAACCATCTGCTACAATAAAATCATTCAGATTAATAGCAGTTCCAGTACACTGAACCTTAAAAGCGTTATCCTTTCCGCCATTAATCCAAGTTTTATCAGGATTATCAATAATCTTTTTAAGTGCGATATATGTATTATTAGTCTGACCACTCTTTGCATATGTAGGTGTTACATAAGAATAATGAACTGTAACAACATTCAGCCCATTCTCGTCTGTTGCAATATCAAGATCACCTGCAATATATTTTGTACCAGGATTCTTTGAATTTTCTCCAGTTACTCTTTCAGAAAGCTGATTAAAATTACTACCTGTGCTATAAACATATCCTTCAATTTTTTCTGTATTAATAAATTTTGCATTTGCTTTCATTAAATTATTTTCTCCTTATTAAATCAACTTTATTTCTGTATTTATATTATATCAAAAATTTTTTTAATTTTCAAGTTGATAACTCTTACCAGCTTCAGTAAGAGAATATTTAACAGGATCTTTTCCTGTTTTTTCAACATAGCCATCTGCGGTTAATTTTCGCATAGAACCAGCAATGGAACGGCCAGATGTAAAAAGGGCTTCAGCGATTTCTTTAGATGTAAACATATTAGACATTTTCTCTACATTTTCTTGCATCCATGAAAGAATTTTAATACCATTTTCTGTCATAGTACCTGAATTTTTTATTTTTCCATCTTTAAAGTCTTTCCAAAACTCCATCGCAATATTATAATCATTTGTTGTAATATTATATTCTTCACTTATGTCATTTATATAAGTTATTTCATCTTCAGCAATTTTAATTGCAATCTCAATAAATTTAATAAAAGTTTCTTTCTTAGTCATTTGCGATTTTTTCCTTTTTATTTATAATATAATTTTCATCTTATAAATATATTATAACATTTTATTTTTTATTTTTCAATTTGAAAAGGAATATTTTCATCATCAAAAATTAAATATTGAGCATATGGAAGTTCTCGTGCCCATTTAATAAAATTCATTTTTGATGCATCGTCCTGTCCGCTCCATTCATTTAGCTTATGATAACGTCTTTGCCCAGGAGAACAAATGGCACGAATAGTTTCATAATTAGCTGTCCAAGTTCTTGTCTGAAGCCAGCTTTCAGGCAACCACCGCACAAGCTCTTTCCAATATCTTTTATCTTTTGTTTCAAGGTATTTTTGACGAAGAAACTCAAGTTGTTCAATTAAAAGTTCAGAAAACATATTAATATCATTTTCTGCTGGTCCACCTGCATATTCTGGGATACTATAATAAATTAAATCAGAATTTATATCATCGGTTTCAAAGCAATCAAGAGTAATAGGTTTACTTGTGAGTTTATGCATTGTTGATGTACTATTAGCGACTGTTGCAACTTTGTAGGTGTCCATCTATTTCCACCAAAATAATGGGGCTGTAATATCAACAGAAACAAAAATTTGACGTAAAAATTTACGATGTTCGGGACCAGCTTTAATTAGTGTTTGAGCAAGTTTCATATCATTTGGTCCAATAAAAGCCACTTCCGCAATTTCATCATTATCATTTAATTTTAATACGCCATTTTTAATTAGTTTTTCAGAATACTAATCCCAAAGATCTTCGCCTTCTTCAGTGTATTCATTGGGCCAATTAAGATTTGGATGCAATGAATTAATCCAATTATCTGCAATTTTATTTTCAAATGTATATGCATTAATATCTATAATTCCAAAAAAACTATCACTATTATCCCAACTATTTTTAGGATTTCTCATACCTCTGAATGCACCTTCAAAATTAAACACCGAAGTATTTTCAAATTTCATATTATTCTTCTCCTAAATTTGATTTTATTGTAACTGAATTAGAAGTTGTACTTGTGGAAACATTATAAGGAGTTCTTGATGTTGCTGTATTTATATACCAATCTTTGTAATTAATAACATCAGGAGAAGTATAAGTCCAATAATTATTATTCTTTCTATATCCTTCCCAATAACTTTCATTTAAAAGCTATTCCAATTCCTTTTTTGTTAATTCAATTTTTCCATTTTTGTTTAATGTAAATACTTTTATCATATATATCAACCGTTGCCTTTCACGATATTTAATCCAAATTTATTGCTTTGATACATCTATATCCAAAATTTTTCTTTTTCATTTAATAAATCTTTTGAACACTATTCTAATAATTCAAAACTAAAATTCCATACTCCATCTTTTTGCATAGAATTATATAATTTATTAGTTGCGGGAGCCTCAATACCTAAACCGCATTTACAATGTTGTTTCCATCTATCACTAATATTAACACTTTGTCCAATATAACATTGTTCAGTTAATAAATTAGTAATTTTATAAATTCCGCAGACTGTTTTTTTACCTAAGACTCTATCACATAATTCTGTCATCTGTTTTTGAAAATATTGAGTCCATATAAGTTTACTTAAAATAACGGGCTTATGAAGAGAACCTTTTAGATTTTCTAACATTTTTACATCAGATAAGTCAGCATCATTAATAGATAGTTTATAAAAGCCTATTTTATCTTTTTTCTATTGTTCGCGGAGACGTGCTTCAACGCCCGCGCTCAATGAAGCTTTTAATTTATTAATTTCATTTTGGATATTTTGTTTTTCTATTTCAGCATTATTCTGAAAACGTTGTACATCATATTTTATATCTTCAATTTGCTATTGAGTAGATTGATTTATTTTATTAACAGTCTATTTTGCAAGCTATTGTTGACTTTCTATATATGCTTCAATTTCTTTTTTACGAAATTCTTGAAACTATAAAAATTCTTTATTTAACTATTTTTTCTTTTCAATTTCTGAATTAATTAAATTATTTCTATCATTTTGTAATGTATTTAACTCATTTTCTAATTGTTTTTTATACTATTCCTGTTGCTTATCTTTTTTGATTTTAATCTAATTAGCTTTATAAAAAAGAGCTATTCCGCATATTAGAAAAATAAAACTTAATATTAGAATTGTCATTATTTTTCTCCTATATGCAAAATAGGAATTAGATATATATCTAATCCCTATTTACATTTATTGCATTAAATTAAATTAATCTTCAACGGTTGGAACAAAATTACGTCCAGCATCGGTAAGCTGAATAAACTTAATTGCCTTATGAAGACCAGTCTCAGGATCCTCAATTTCAGCGGGAACTCTCACCATAAGAGGAATTTCATTTTTATCTTCATCCTTATAACGCTGGAAAGCGGATGTTACAATACCATTGACTGAACGAACGGAAAGTCCCGTTGCATCTGCAATATCTTGTGCAGTAAAATCTTCTCCATCATGTGCCTTTACAAAATCAAAAACTTTCTTACTATTTTCTTTCATAATTATATTTTTCTCCTTATATTTAAATATTGTATTTTTCAGATGAATCATTTTTTATCATCTATAATTATATTATATAAAAAATTTTTTTAATTTTCAACATAATTCTTTATAAAATCTAGTTCTGAGATAATCGGTATATTGCGTTCTTTCGCTGCTTTATTTTTAGATGATGTACTATTTACATCATTATTAATAAGTATATCTGTTTTTGCGGAAATAGAATCGACAACTCTTCCACCGTGCTTTTCAATAATTGATTTTAATTCAGCTCTATTTTTAAAATTTGTAAGTTTTCCCGTAATAACTATAGTTTTTCCTGTAAGATTATTATTTATTTGATTTTTGTTTACAACTGGGGCTTCAATAAATAAAAGTTTAGAAATTCTATCAGCTTCCGCATAATTAAAATTTTTAATACTTTTATCCATCTCTTCGCCAAAGTTATCTAAATCATAAAAATGATAATTTTTGTCATTTACAGCATTACGAAAATCATCATAAGTTTCAAAGTAATTAGTTAAATCTTTCGCAACTGCTCGCCCAATAAGAGGAATTCCAATAGCAGAAATAAATGCCTCTAAAGTTGTATGTTTACTTTCTTCTATTGCATTTAAGATTTTTGTAACTGATTTAATTCCAAAGCCAG